GTTCAAAGTAACCACGCGCCTCATCAAAGCCAGTGTTTATCTGACCGCTTGCCTGTGATGCCGCTGCCCTTAAGTCATCAATGTTGATGCCGTACAGTCGGTTGATAGCCTCAAGAGCCGAGTCAAAGCCTGTGTTGATTTGACCGCTTGCTGTAGCTCCAGCCTGCTCAAGACCGCCAATGTTCTGGGTCAGCAGTTGATTGATGTTCTGCAATCCTGCGTTGATGTCACCACGCGATCTAGTTTCAGCTCCTTGCAAAGTTCTCGTAGCATCAAGCAGACCCTGCTGGGCTGACTCCTCAAAGCCAATCAAGCCGGTAGGAGTCTGTTCTACCTGCTGCTCTCTAAAACGCCTTGTGACCTCGCTCAAGGGTAATCCCAGAGCCTGCCCAACCTGCTGTGGCGTTACACCAAACGCCTGCATGTTTGCATATACTTCAGCATCAGTAGCGTTTGGGTTGTTTGCAAAGTAAGCCTGCAACTGCTCCTGAGTAACATTGCCTCTTTCGGCAGTGTTAACAAGCTGGTCTCTAAACCTACGCATCGAGTCATCAGACTCAAGACCCATCGTCTGGATTACTTGCTCAGGCGATAAGTTGTTCTGCCGCATGTACTGGAATATTTGTTGATCAGTAGCATTAGGATTAGCTTGGAAGAACTCCTGCACCTGTTCTTGTTTTGCTTGCGGAGATGTCTGCGCGGCAAACTCAGCCTGAACTTCCTGCGGAGAGAAGCCTGTTATCCGAGCAACCTGACCCACGGAAACATTGTTTGCCTCCATAAAACGAGCAATAGCACGATGCGCCTCAAACCCCGCGCCACCGTACTGTGCGTAAGCTGTATTGATTGCATCCTGAACTTGCTGGTCGGTCATAGCCATAATGCTTACTCTTAAATTGTGTCAAATGTTGGTCAGCCATTAAAATACTGATCTTGCTCACGCATGAGCCTAATCATTTCCATCTGATCCATCTGTGGCATATTGCCCTGCATACCGCCTTGCATTGCATTGTTCATGCCGCCTTGCATACCGCCACGCATACCACCGCGCATACCACCCTGACCCATACCGCCCTCGCGCATAGGTCTGCGCTGATTGAGCTGCATTGCCGCAGGGTTAATCAGCCCTTGCAGTGCCGTCTGGTCAACAGGTAATGATCGAGCCTGCATCTGCTGAGGCATTCTGCCGCCGAGGATTGCTGCTCTCATGGCTGGAAGTGATGCAAGGTTTGCTTCCTGTGCTGCGACATTGCCTCGCTCATATGCCTGCATCTGCGGCATGAAGGTACTGCCACGCATCATCATGGCTCGTTCAAGAGCCTCCTGATTGATACGATTAGCCTGACCAAAGCCACCACGCTCGCTTTGCATGGCCTGCTCGTAGCCAGGTTGCAGACTAGCCAGTGCCTGTTGCGTCTGGACATCAGCACGTTGATTAGATTGATCTGTAACGCGCCGTTGTTCTTTGCGGTTGCGCTTTGCGCCATACAGACTTGATCCAGCACCTATTGCTGCTGAAACGACTGCCGCTTCTATTCCCATACCCACCTCTGCTTAACTTTTCTGAATTTAAGTGACTCAAGCATTCTGACCAATCCGACCCTGTCATCTGGTGCTTTAGTCCACACGTTGGTGTAACCAAGCCTTTTAAACCATTCTAAGCCGTTTTCTAGGGTTTCCCTTACGCCTGCCCTGTCTCGGTACTTGCAGGCTATGTGAACCTCTACAGACTGCTTGTTAGTCTTTACAAGAACCAGCACCCGCTCATCCATCACCAGCATAATAAATTCGTCTTTAATCTTGACAGGGAAGTCAGATAACCACTTAACAACAGACGGGTCTTGGACGTATTCCAGAGCCTCATCCTCGGTACAGGTTCTTACACTAATATCCATCCCTGCTTCCTGTCGCCACCAATCTGGGAAACCATCTTGCGGTATTCAATCGAGCCAGCAGAGCCAGTAGAATCAATGTATAGCTGAAACTGTCTTGCCTCGACTACGCCCTCTGGTGAGCCTATCCCTACAATGGGAATGCTCAACGATGCATCCAGTGTCCACGTTCTAAACGCCTGAGCCATTTTACCAGAATCATCAACAATAGGTTGACTGGCATTCAGTAATGGGGAAGTCATTTCGTGCCACCTATGATCTCAGCATTCAATGAAATAATCACAGGCTTAACAGCGTCAGTCAGGGTAAAGCGAAATATCTCAAACCGAGACACCCTTCCGTTCCTGCGCCAGATTGCCCTGCGGTTATACTCACCAATCTTGCCGATTGCTCTGGGTCTTGGGTCAGAGAATGTCTTGCCGTCACTGCTGCGCTCAAGGGTAATCACTGGGTTCTCTACAGAATCATTACCCACACCAGACTCAACGGTTAACTCCAGTGATGGGACAAACATTGACTTCAGGTTGTTCTGGAAGGGTTGGGTAGCTACCCGCCTAATGATCGTGTTGCCGTACTCAGTAAAGACCAGCGGATCAATTCTACCAATCCTGCCGTCAACAAAGTCGCCACACAGTATCTGGTTATATGCCTTGCAGATTGCAGTAACTCGATACCTTGACAGTTCACCCTCAAGCAGTGATCGCCTCTCATGCCAACGCTTTGTGGTCATGTCAAAACAAAGGGTTGTTGTCGGTAAAGTGAACCCAATGAAGTAAGCACCGTTCTGCGAGTAGCCCCACGCATAGATACCTTCAATCTGAGCCAGAGTCAGTTTCTGGAGAAGGTTATCAATGGGTGTTGTGCTGATCTTGGCTGTGTCGTTACCGCTTAACGCCCAGATGGATGGCCCTTCATTCTCGCCACCACCGACCCACACAAAGGTATCCTGTGCGCTGATCAGTGAGTAGGGAGCATAAACACCCTTCTGGAGAAACAAGCCCGTTCGCTGGAAAGGAAAGTCAGTGCCGCCTACGTTCTGAAATGCTTCAATCGTCTGCGATCCACTGATAAACAACTGGTTCTTGAACACAATCGGAGCAACAGTGATGTCTGGATCAGACTCAGCAGTACCAAAGTCGAGCGCGTTGTAGCTCAAGCCATCGTTAGGAGCAGAGCAGATAAACTTCTTAGTGTCGGTTGTGCAGACAAAGTAACTATCCACAAACACTACAAACTGAGGATTGCCGTTAGCGTCAAAGTCGGTATCAGTGATCTGGGCAAAGACATCGGTAACATGGTTGTAGATAAAGCCATCCCCGCCTGGCACTAACACCATCAACTGAGTGCCGTTGTCAGCCATTGATACTCTAGCAGTGCCTGTAACCGTTCCCAGAGTGTCTAGGCTGTACGTTGCAACACCGCCGGTAATAGTCTCAACCACCTTGTATAGCTTGTCACCATTGACCGCATAGGCGACACCGGCCATCTCATGCATACCACGGTTCTGGTTCTCAATGGTTCCTGACGAAACAAGATTGACGATACCAGGAGTACCAAACAAGTTCTCAGGACTCAGTGCAGGAGCCTCGCTGATATTTGGATACCAGTTCAGACACTCTTGTGCGCTCAGTGGCAAAGATGGACTGGTGTAGAACCCGTTGGTGATTGGTAGTGCTGGCATCAGAGTATGCTCAAGACTGCGTTAACAGCGATCACGTTAGTCGCTGCTGATTCATTTCTTACAAATATTTCCACATAGTCATCTGTGTCTAGAACAATGTTGATAAAGGTTGCTATTGCTCTTGGTAGGCCGGATGAAACAGTGTCAGTCATTTTAGTGGATACTATTACACCGTTGACCGCGATAAATACTGATAACAAATGGTTGCTGCCGCTTGCTGCATCAAGGGTAACCAATGCGTTAATCACATGACGACTTTGTGGGCCAGTGTGTGTGATTCGTCCAGAGGTTGCGCCAGTGAAGTTTGATGAAACATCTCCAACCACAAACGTACCAGCAGCCTTGACCGCAGTTGCTGTTGAGGCAATCGTTGTTGCGGTTGAGTTGCCAGCCATTGTGATCGTAGCAAAGCTTAACGTCTCTGTTGATGAGATAACAACCCGCGTACCTGTTGTTGTGACCCCAATACCTTCGCCGCCCTCGATGGACACGAATGTAGGACTAGCCGCACCACCGTTCTGCACGATTGGCTCACCAACCGAGTCGATAGTGAAGTTATGCGAAATCTCAATCCCATCCTCCGCACTTAGGTTCAGTGATATGCCTGAGCCTTCCTCAAGGTTACGGATGTAGTTATTGACACCTGATATGTCAAGAACAGGCACACCAGTAACATCACCTACTTGTGAAATCGTGCCAGTAACACCCAAGCCATTAAGAAAATTGGCGTAGGTTATTTGGTAGTTGTAGCCGTTGTTGAAGAACCCAAAAGACGATCCCGCCAGAATGCTTGTCTGCTGAACAAACTCAGACTGTCTTACACCATAACTGCGCTCAATCATTTGTTGATACCTCTAGTGCAATCGAGCCATTAACTTCTGTAAGGATTGCCGGTTCGCTCTCTGCGTAGAAGTGCAGACCGTTACCGAACTGGTTGTCCTCGTTACCAGAGCCAACAGGCAGAGTATTTGGCAAGCGAGTAGGAATAATGATCTGACCCAGATGACGCATTGCCTGCATACCCTCACGCGCAGTCAGGGCAAGCTCAGGCGTTACAACACCACCGTAGTAGGGAACAGACTGGATTGCCATGTTAGCAATGATGCCGGTCAGTGCGCCTGCTGGGACAGTAACCTCATCACCAAGATCACTCACCGCCGTGTACCCAAGGTTCAAACCCTTAGCCGCAAGCGAGTTCATGTAGTTGTTCATGGCAAAGATAAAGTCTTGATACTCATCAGCCTCAAGCGGAGCCTCTGATGCCTGAACCAGAATTGCCTGTAATGATGCCTTTGCTACCTGTGCCACTGTTGCCATGATGTCACTCGTAAGTCGGTTGTGCAGTTTTAGCCGCAGCCTTAAACGCCTTGGCCGTTGGTGCGCCCTTAGTGCCAGGCTTTCTCATCTTCTCTTTCGAGCCTTCTTTGATGCGCTTTCTCTTAGCCTGAATGTTAGCGTAGAGACCTTTCATTTCTGCACCTTTGGCCGACCCTTGCGCTTTGGCTCTTCTGCCTGTGGGGCATCTTGTGCCGCCTCTTTGCGCTTCCAGCCCATGCTGGTGGCAAGATCAGCACTGCCCTCGTCAACTTCTAACTCTACACCGCTTGGCTTAATCCAGATGCTTGTACTCATGTCCATTTTACCTTTGCTGCCCAGTGTGCCGCAGACATTTTGCCTTTCGCTATGTTAGCACGATGTCTTGCCATGAATGATTTTCGTCTAGCCTTATCTGCGTCAGATTCGCCTTCTTTCTTTGGTGAACCACTTACGTTTTGCTGGCCGAAACGAATTGTTTTAATTGTGTCGCCTTCTTTGGCAACAACAACATGGGATTTGGTTGGATGGCTTGGTGTGCGCTTTGGCTTGTTGAAGCCCTCTACGCCAGCCCTTTCAAGTCTTGGGTCTTTAGCTTTTGCCATAGGTCACCGGCAGGTTGGTTAAAGTTAACGCACTCCCGACTGCTTAACAGGAGTGCGCCACCTTTACATCGTTACGCTACACCGAAACCTTGGCCCGACATCATCGGGTTGAAACATGCGTAGGCAGGCAGAAGGTCAAAACGAATCTTCTGGCTGTTAGCATCACCTGATGAGTATTTGCTGATGCGTATGCTCATACCGTCAGAGGTAGTTGCAACAGTATCAGTTGAGTAGAGCTTAGGCAGCTTAACAGTTCCCATGCCAAACGCTTGCTTGGCGTAGAACAGGTTGGGCTGGTACAGAGTTGCAGTGGCAGACACGATTGTGATCACAGCACCGTTAGCAGGAGCAGCAGTCACAGTGTTGTACTGACCGTTGGCCTCATAGATTGCAGGGCCAGCAACTACCAGTGTGCCTTCGCCTGATGCACCCAGAGTCACATCAGCAGTCACTACACCAGTCCACGCTACGTTAGCACCAGTGGCACTGACCATAGGCTGGCGAGTAGCCAGATTCAGACGGTTGACGTTAGCAATGGTTACCAGCTCACCAGCCTTCACAACCATGTTGGCTTGGAAAGCAGTAACAGCCAGAGACTGAGTCATTGTGTCTTTCGCAGTGACATACGTTGCGTCAGGAGCAGATGACAGAGTACCAGCGCGATCTGCACCAGAGCTTGATGTAAAGCTCGCCATTGTGGTTGCGCTCAATGCTCGGAGGCCACCAAAGTTGGTGCTGATCTGGGCATTTTCCCACGCTGTACGAACCAAGCTGTCACCAGCATTCAGGCCAGACTGTGCGCTTGCCAGTGTTGCTACAGTGAATGGGTTCATCAGGTAGAAACGCTCAGTGCTTGGATCGATACCAATGGCATCCATCGTTGCGCCAGCACCAGCTACGTCAGACCATGCATCTACCGCAGTGCCGTGAGTACCATAACGCAGGGAAGAGTTCTTCAGCATGAAGGATGCAAAGTCTACTTCCAAGTCGGTCACGATACGCCGAGCCATCGGGGCAAGGATATCTTCCAACTGGTCAAGTTGCAGAGCCTCTTCCACGTTGCCCCATTCGGTAGCAGCAGTGAAGTAGTTCTGTACAGTACCAGTTGCCTTACCGGCAATGATTGCGCTCTTGGTAGAGCTAGAGATGTCACCACCAGAAGTACGGATGGTGTTGTAGTCGTGTGGACGTTTGAAGTCTACAGTGCTACCAGAGGACGGGTTAAACTTGTCAGCCAGCAGTTGAGTGTTGACTGTCTTGGTGATCACTCGTGATGCTTCAAATGCATCCAGAAACACACGAGCGACCTTACGGGTTACGTTACTGTTTAAATTATTGGACATTTCCTCACCTATTCAAATGTTGCCCCCTTTGGCCCTTTCGCTTTTGCCTGTATGCCTGATGGCTGAGGTCTGCGAACTGGATCAGGAGCGTTAGTAAACTTTGGTTTCAGGGCAGTAGCCTTCGATTTGATCTCGGTAGCAATCAAGACCGCAGCTCTGGTTGGATGCATGTTTCGCAGGTTGTCCAAAAGACCAATGTTCTGCGAAAGATACTTGGTGATCAGTGGGCCGTGATCATCCTCTAGGATGTACTGCACCAATGAATCCTCAATTCCAAACTGACCTACAATCGAGCCTGCTGCCTGAAGTTCCTCTGCTTTGACTCCAAGGCTTTTAGCCCTTTGAGCGTAGCTTTGTACCTTCTCGACCAAAACCTCTTGCTGCTTTTGTGCTGCCTCCTGAGCCATCTGCGCCTGCTGGTTTTGCAGCATTTGCATACGGGTATCATAGGCAGCAGCGGATATCAGTGCCTGCTCTCTGTGCATGATCTGCCGCTTGTACTCTTCATCAGAGACAGCAAACGGGTCAGGCAGAGCCGGTACTTGTGGCCGCGACTGAGTAACAGGTCTTTCAAATTCTTCTAAGCGTTTGCGGAGTTGCTCTGCTTCTCGCTCCTTTTCTCGGAGCTTGAACGTCTTCTTCCCAATCGCTTCGTCAAAGATGCGTTGCTGCTGCTCAGTGAAGATAGGTTTATCGTGAGTCTCTCCACTATCCGTTGACGATTCGGAATCATCCTCGACATCTTCTTCAATGTCGGCTTGATCTTCAGCCTGGTTAGTTTCAACTGGCTCCTGCACTTCTTCATCAGGAGTATCATCAAAATCATAGTCCGCTGGTTGCGTCATAAGTTGCCCTTATAGGTGAGATGCCCAGAAAAGGTCTGGTGGCCTTTATATAATTTAACACTGTTCGTCAAAAAGGACAATAGTTAGCGGTTTTCGCCACTTATTCAATCGGCCTTTCTTCTTCCTGTGGCATAAGTTGACGTAGTGCTGACAAACCAATCGTGCCGCCTGCTGCTGTTGCTAGTATGTTTGCAGACCCACGGTTGGCTGGATCAAATGCTGCGTTAACTGATCGAATGTTTGATGGGTCAAACACCGCATACACATCAGAAACATTTTTTGCTTTTAGATTTCCAGAGTCCCATACATTTTTAATCAGCAGCCCATCATGTTTGCCTGATGCCGCAACCTTGCGCGAAAGGTCATTGGTACTCATGTAGAGCATTCTTGGAGTCCCATCTAATCCTATGTTGTGGCTTGGTGGGTAATTTATTGGGTCTATTTCATTTAGCACACTATGCGGAACAGGCAGCTGGCTCCAGCCGTGATTGGCTGCGTCTATAACAAATGGGTTTTGAAGTCTAACTTTGGCAGGGATTATGTTCGCTGCACCTGCTCTTGACCTTCCTGATCCAGTGTAACTACCAGCAGTTTCAGGAGAACTGCTAAAGAAGTAAACACCGGCAGGGGCATCTGTTTTTCTGTTTCGTATTTGTCCAGCAACATTAAATTCAGGTATGTCCCGTCTTGTTCCATGATAAACCGTATTTGGCAAAAAGCCTTGATCGGCTCCCCTCTGCATCCTAGCCTCAGTGGACATATCAAGCGGATCGCTTCTAGCAGCCCTTACAGCAGCCGCGCCTGGTATCAATGGCAAGCCACCAAGCGCAGACATAGCGTAGTTGCCCATCGTGCGCTCTTCAGGGTAAGCAGCGTACATGGCAGCGTCAGCAGCAAAGCCAGCAATGTCACCGGCAATCGGTACGCCAGACAATGGAAGAGACGCAGCACCAAGCATATCAGCGTACTCTTGACCTCTGGTACGCTGTGGACGCGGAGCTGTTGGCCCCTGACCTATGCCCATCATGTACATCTGATCGAGGTATCTCAGTGCTGACTCGGCCATGATTAATACTCCTCGTCCTCTTCCTTGGGTTCCCATGCCTGACAAACTCTGAGGTTATGGCAGACAAACTCAAACTTGGTGCAGTAGCCTCGACCACCGCCATCAGCGTCATAGTCATCTTCAGGAACAACGTCCATGATCTCCAGTTTTTCAGG